TTTGGTTGGAGAGCTCCTAAGCCTAAACCTGGACAAGACCTTGACGTATTCATGACGAAAACATTTATTCCGTCTATGCGTAAGGTTTGTATTGAGTCTGGGTACGACATGAAGGCTGATGGCGAAGCTGCGGCTCACGATTCAGAGTTTATTGTTTCAATCCACGGAGTTCTTTATCCAATTTACGAAGACTACTCCTGGGACAGAGAAGAACGCAACGTTTATCATTCAGGTAGCGGTTCGGATCTAGCTCTCGGCGTTCTTGAAGCTCTTAACTATCAAAAATGTAAGAGCGCAAAGGAAGCTGAGAAGATTGTTTACCGTGCAGTAGAAATTGCTATCAAGCATGACATCTACTCCGGTGGCAACATCCACACATTCATTCAAGAAGAATAAGTTACCGACAGGTAACTTATCCTGATATAATAGTAATATAATGACAAATGACAAAGAGACGAGAAATAACATGGCAAAGATAATTGATATCGAAACAGGACATGCACCAGTTCACCAAATTGATGACTGGGACTTCCCACTGTGGAGTGAGATCTTGCCTAACCTATGGGTTGGCGGAACAGATGACGATGACACACTCGAAGACTCTGTAAACCTACACGCTAATCGCAAAATTACTAAAGACGATTTCGATGCGGTAGTTACACTTTACGCATGGGCACAGCCAGTTGACTGGATGGTCGAGGAACTACGGTTCGGATTCTATGACTCCGGAATTGCTCACATCGACATGGAAGCATTACATCGCGCAGCTTCATTTGCGGTTGACCAAGTTCGCGATGGCAACAAGGTTTTAATTCGTTGCCAAGCTGGGTTGAATCGCTCTGGTCTTACCGCTGCTCTAGCTCTAATCCAAATGGGACACAAGCCAGAGGATGCAATCAACCTGTTGCGTGAGAAGCGTAGCCGCTATGTTTTGATTAACAAAGAGTTCGAAGAGTTCTTATTGGCGTTAGAAGATGATAACGATGAGTAAGCTTCACATTGCTTACGACGACATCTACCTGGACTGGCAATTAGGAAGCGGTGATGGCAGTCACCCAACAAATCCAATGCGAGCTAAGCTTGCGGTAGAGCTCCTTGAAAACTTAGATCCAGTAATGGTAACTCCATCTGCATCTGAGTCTGATAGAGATCTGCTAAGCCATGTTCACAGCGATGGATACATTTCTAAAGTACTTGACAAAGGTCATTGCGGTGAATGGTACCCAGACCAGACGCATCTAGGCAACGTAGCTCTTCAAATGGCTGCGGGAACTGTTCGTCTGTATGAAAAGATCCTTAGTGGCGAAGCAAAGGTTGCGTTTAATCCTCAGGGAGCTAAACACCATGCGCAGTATGACCATTCATCTGGTTTTTGTGTATTCAATGACATGGCGTTAGTCGCTAAGCTATTTTCGGCTGCGGGGCTTAAGCCTATGTACATCGACTGGGACGCACATCACGGTGATGGCGTTGAAAACATTCTACGGGCATACCCCAATATAGTTACGGCAAGTATTCACGAGGATGGAATCTTTCCTGGCACTGGTCTTACAAGCGAGCCAGAAAACGGAGCTTACAATTGGCCGCTGAGTGGCGAAGCTGGAGATGTGGACTTCTTAGACGCAATGAAGGAGATAGAAATCCTAGCTGATGAGATTCAGCCAGATGTAATCCTTCTAGCTACCGGAGCTGATGCACATCATTCAGATCCGTTATCGTCTCTGACGTTTGATTACCCTGGCTATCGTGCAGCTGCTCGAATCGTTGCGGACATTGCTAACAAGCATGCAAAGGGACGAGTACTTATTGGTGGAGCCGGAGGCTATCAACCTCTTACCCATACTCCAAGAGTTTGGGCTGCGGTTGTGTCTGAGATTCACAAGCATATTACTCACGTCGCCGTATAACATTTCCTTTTATAAGGTACTATAGTACACATGGGAAAAAGTCTAGCACAACTCATTGCGGCCATGTCCGACGAAGAGAAGGCTCAGGTTCTAGCAGGTCTAGACCCTGAGGCTCTTCAATGGGACTGGTCGTTTTGGGGTCGTCCCGAGCAGCAACGCCCTGAAGGTGATGAGTGGAATATCTGGATGTACCTTGCAGGTCGCGGTGCTGGTAAAACTCGCACGGCAGCTGAGTGGGTGCGTGAAGAAGCTAAACATACAAATACTGGTCAACGCCGTTTCGCTTTGGTAGCTCGTACAGCTGCTGACGTACGTGACGTTATCGTTGAAGGTGAATCAGGAATCATTAACGTTACACCTCCAAGCGAACGACCTTTATACGAGCCGTCAAAGCGAAGACTGACTTGGCCTAACGGTAATACGGCGACATGTTTCACAGCTGATGAACCAGATTCTCTTCGTGGACCTCAGTTCACACACGCTTGGGGAGATGAGGTTGCCGCTTGGCGTCAGACTCCAGATGGAGCTGGGCTTACTGCGTTTGAGAACTTGCGTATTGGCACTCGTCTTGGTAAGAATCCAAAAATTATGGTTACCACTACTCCAAAGCGTGTACCGCTTCTTTATGAGCTGCTTCGTGAGGCTGATGCGAATCCTGGCAAGGTAATTATCACAAAAGGTTCAACCATGGACAACACAGGAAACCTTTCACAAGCTTATATGGACGGAATCCTCGGAGTATACGAAGGAACTCGTCTAGCTGCGCAAGAGCTATACGGTGAGATGCTTTCAGATGTTGAAGGAGCTCTCTGGACTGTAGAGCTCATCGACAGGACTCGTCAGATGTCAGCGATGAACGCGCCATTACGTGTAATCGGCGTCGACCCATCGGTAGCCGAAAATCCTCGAGACGAATGCGGCATCGTTGTCGTTTCATCGACAGCTGACAGAGATCTTTACAAACGTCAGAGCTGGGTACTTGAGGATGCTTCAATCTTAGGCTCACCGGATGTGTGGGCTAACCGTGTAGTTGCCATGGCGCGTAAATGGGGTTGCCCTGTCGTAGCTGAAGTAAACCAAGGCGGTGCGTTGGTGCGCAACGCCATTAACACAATTGACCCATCTGTAAAGGTTCTTGAAGTCCACTCCAAATACGGCAAGGCACTTCGCGCTGAGCCTATCACCTTGGCTTATGAACAAGACCGCGTACACCACGTTGGCTACCTAGCGGACCTAGAGTCCCAGATGACCTCGTGGATTCCAGGCGAAGGCAAATCCCCTGACCGCGTTGACGCGTTGGTCCATGCCCTTACCGCGTTACTCATCAAGCCACCTGCGGGATTCGTGGGAGGGCGGATTACCGCCAAATCCCCTGCGGGTAGGAAGATTCCTAATATTAGAAACACCTTTAAGGTCAGATAGTTACATTTTCCCAATCTTCCTGATATAATTATCCTAACAACGACGGAAGGAAAGAAAATGAACCCATTTACAGCGGTAATCGATTGGCTAGACGAGTACGCAGACGTTGCGGGACCTGTTGGTGCCTTCGTAGGAGTGGCAATCGCAGTGGCAATCGCATTTATCTTAGGATAATCTGTACATCTTCCCAATCTACCTGATATAATTATTCCAACAACCCAACGACGAAAGGCAATACAAAATGACACAGACAACAGCATTCATAATCTACTTCTCAGCAATTCTACTTATTGCAGCTCCATTCATCATCGACACAACTAAGCACGAGCGTCGCATGAAGAAAGCTCGCCGCTAATAGCGACATCTTCCTGATTTACCTGTTATAATTATCTTGTACAACCCAATGACGAAAGGACAAGAACATGTCAACAGTAAAAGAGTATCGCCGTAAGGGATTCCAAGCTCGCCGAGTCTCATTCGCGCTTAAGGTAATCGCTGGTCTATGGTCAATCGCCATGATTGGTATCTTCGCAACCTCACCTACGCTTATCGGATTCCTAGCGATGGTTACAGGTGTAGTTGCCTTCGTCACTCCTTCTATACTTATCGCCTCGGTCTACGATGACCGTGCAGAGCGCTTCTTCAACCTTGCGGCTGCCCACAAGCAGGTAGCTCTTCTTGGAGTAGTTCAACCTAGAAAGTAAGTGTACAAGTAAAGGAAAAAGGATTATAGTTCTACCAACGACAAATACGGAGGAATAATGACGCAAGGCACAAACCAAAGAGAGCACAACTATGTCTATGCCGCGTGCTCGGTGTGTCAGGAACACGCACTTGTCTATGAGCTAAACGACAGCCTTCTCTGTGCTGAACATTACAGAGATAGAACAAGACTAATAAAGAGAGCTACTCCTTGCGACAAGTGTGGAGCTGACAACGCTGTCAGAGATCCATCGCATCGCAGGAACGAGTATCTCTGTTGGTCCTGTCATCAGGAAAATGGATTCGTAGTTAACGACTCTGTAATCAAGCGGGCAATCGTCTCACTCGTCAACAACTTCACTCGAGGTTCAAAGATCAAGTGTGATGCAGCTGGCTATGGAAGTGACTGCGACAATAACGTCAAACCTCGTGGACCGTGGGGTGGCAGAGCTCTTTGCGACACCCATGGAAAAACTCCACCAAAGCCTCAAAAGGGCACAAAATCTTGAGCAGTCGTGTTTTTGCTCAAAAGTAAACCTACGAAAGGAAAGCAATGACAACATCAACAGTAACTCCAAACCAGGCAGCCCAGCTCTACTCAGACGGAAAGTCTGTAGACGAGGTAGCTCAGGCACTAGGTATTACCTACGGCAAGGCTCGCAAGCTCATCGCTGAGTCTGGTACAGACATCCGCAACACGTCAGATCGACTCAAGGGCAAGACCCGAAAGACTAAGTAATGCTGGATAGACTCATGCTGAGGCTACAAAGCCTCATCTGGCCAGCCGTTATCTCGGCTGCCTTATCCTTCATTGCCGTCCTCGTGAGCCTTCTATCCCCGGATAGAGGCACTTTGGTCCTAGCCCTAGGGTTATCAGCCGTGGCATGGGCATGCCTAGCTCAGACGGTCTAAACGTAATCCCTCCCTGGGTTCGCCCTGGGGAGGGGTTTACTTTTCCTGAAAATGGCGATATAATTAAGCCATCAAGAGGAAAGGAGGTATACGAAATGGCATTCCATGGGTTAGTAAAAGACAGCCCGCTTATTACTGCTGTGCAACGGTCTACTCGTAGAGGGCGTAAAAACGCTAAGTACGAAGATGAAATGGAAGAAATTTTAGCCTTCCTGTTGCCTATGATAAATAAGCTAGAGGCATGGTTTGATTCACATAAGAAAGCTAAGAAGTAACTTAGTTAATAGGACAAGCTGGTACCTAAAGGTGCCAGCTTTCCTAGTTTATGTGATAAAGTAATACCTGCAAGAACCCAACTACGGAGAGACGAAAGGATACGACTATGTCATCCCTTCTTATCTCCGGCCATACGCAAGCGGTAGAGGACAAGCGAAAGCTTGAGGAGCGTATCGGTAGCAAGAAGCCTAATGGGTATTTAACATTGGGTTGTCCCATCCCCGACCTAAGGAGGCGAACTAGCGTTGCTTACACTACGTGGAATTGCAATGTCGACCGTAGCCTATATTACGGCAATAACAATTGGACTCTTCTCAGTATCAATGCTGTCAAGCAATGCTGCGTCAAGTCCAATAAGCATGGAGTTACCAGCTCACATCAAACAGATCGAAGCTGAAGTAACTAACCCACTGGTAGTACTAGAGGGTGCAAAACAATTAACTCAGCATGAGCTCGTAGAGCTGCTAGCGGCTGTTGGCTTTGAGGGCAAGGCTCTCAAGACTGCATGGTCCGTTGTTATGCGTGAGTCTCGTGGGCGACCTGTTGCCCACAACAAGAACGCCAACACTGGCGACAACTCATATGGCCTCTTCCAAATCAACATGATTGGCAGCTTAGGCGTTGACCGATTAGCTAAGTTCCAGGACAAGATTGGTATCGCTAAGGTTACTGATCTATTTGACCCTGTAGCAAATGCTAAGGCTGCCTACTACATGACAGCAGGTGGTAAGGACTGGGGCTCATGGGGACTAGGCGCTAATGCCTACGATGGTGATGCCATCGAGCCTGCAGTTACCAAGTGGTACACTGCCTTCCCAACAAAGTCAAAGTCCTAGGATAGGAATACTATTACACCATGGACGAATTAAATACTGAACACATCGAGCCTGCGGCTGTCGATGAGGCACCTGCAGTTGAGGCGCCTGCTATCGTTGAGCCTGAGGCTATAGTTGAACCTACACCTGAACCTGAGCCTGAGCCTGAGCCTGAGGTAATCCCTGAGGTTGTGCCTGAACCTGTACATGTCGAGGAGCCTAAGGCACACACGCCTAAGGCTAACCAGTCTGTCAGTGGCAATGGCGTCGATGAGGTCCTCCTAGCAAATTGCATTTACAAAAATGTATATGCTCGTAAGTCTTTATCTGTACACCATCTACAACGTCGCCTCATTGAACTTGGTTTCAAGGACGCTGACGCTGACAAGGATGGCTGGCTAGGTGATGAGACTGTAGCTGCTATCAAGAACTTCCAAGCAAGCAAAGGCTTGGATGTAACTGGATCTGTTGATGCTACAACATTGACTAAGATCTTTGAAGGAGATCACAATGTCAAGGTAGTGCTTTAAGACTACTAAACAAAAGCTTAAACAAAGGAAGGCTGGTCAGTGCTAAGGCATTGGCCAGTCTTCTTTTATGTTGCAACAGACATAAGGCACTATAGGCTGCAACAAATAAAATAAAACAATTTCTTCTAAATTATTTCTTAAAGACTATTTCTCGCTCGCAAAAAGAAAAAATAGTTGGAGACGTTTTTGAAAGCGTCTCTACCTATACGAATCCCATTCTCACGTCCAAGCCATTTTAACCAAAAGGTACTGCTTCTGCTCCGTTTGTACACAATACTATAAGCGCTTTTTGTACACATTCGTCCTCTAAGGTGATACAGTATTCTCATGGCGCATACACCCGACCTCCCAAAGAGCGAGGCCGATTTCCTAGCCTCCCTTTCCAAGGAGCAGCTATGGCGTCGTGTAAAAGACCTCAATGATGCAGGCTGGACCCTTCAGTCCATAGCCGACGCGTTTGACCCACCACGGCGTCGCTCAACCGTACGCTCCTGGGTTATCAAGGATACACCCGAGTGCATTTTTGTCACCGCGACCCCTACGCCTCCAAAGCCTAAGCCAAAGTCGAGACGTAAACGTCCACCGTCACCTGGGATTCCTGTAGATCAGCAACTTCAAATTGCAAGATTATCACCGCTAGCGCGACGCTATCGCGCCCGCACAAATCCAGGGTCTGCTTCTTTCACCGCGAATACCCAGTTAACTGTCATCGCAGGAGAGCTGTATCTAAAAGGTGTTACCGTATCTGAGCTAGCCCGTGCTTCAGGAGTTACCTATCGCGCGATGAAACGTAGAGTAGACAGGGCCAACTCACAATGAAGGTAAAACACGATTTCTTCCCTGCAACGATAGTTGCCGTCGCTCCCGGCGTTGTCGAGGATTTCACCACGGTGACGACAAACCTTGCGGATGTGCCTAATGGCAATAAGTTCCTCGAGCGCGTCCGCGTTGTGATTATGACCAAGGACGACGGCACGGACATTATTATGGTCGCAGGTGATCACCACTCAGGACCACGACTTATCTTCTCCGAGCGCTTAACCAGCCTAAACTGGTCTGGCGACAAAACAAAGGATTCCCAGGCACTAACAGAGTCAGGGAAAATCATAGCGTTTCGTAAGACCCAAGGTTGCTCAACCTGCGGCAGCAGATTGAGATCTTGGAGCCCTTATAAAACCATGGACTCAGTAAAGGACCCAACCGAATGAACCTAGACACATACATGATTGAACGCATGCCCGTTGCGCACGTGATTATCCTCGCGCTCTTCGTCTATCGCGTTACACGCCTAATTACTATCGACGAGATCTTTGAACCCGTCCGCGCCTTCGTCTGGGACAAGACAAAAACAGGCTCCCACTTAGCGTATCTCGTAACCTGCTCCTGGTGCATCTCGTTATGGGTCGCGCTCCCAGTTGTGTTTTCTTATGCGTTTTTTCCAAGTATGACTATCCTAATCGGGTGTATATTTGCCCTGTCCGCTATAGCTGGACTCATAACTGCGCGCCTGGATTCATAATCCATGCACTCCGTTAATCAACGACGAGGAGTAATTTAGAGTGGCACTTTTCTCTAAGGACGACAACACTAACAACCGTCCTGTCTCTAGATCTCGTCGTATCACCGCGAGCGCTCCCCGTAACCCAAAGAAGAACTCTGCAGTTACACCTACGCCTATTCCTGGCGCTTACACAGCAGCGCCATATTCTGCACCTCGCCCTATTACAGCCGCGGCTGTTCAAATGAAGTTAGACGACAAGGGTGAGGTTGAAAAGTTTAAGCAACGCCGTAAAGGCGGATCTACCGACTGGCAGCATGAAGCCTGGGAGTACTACGACGCCATCGGCGAAGTTAAGTATGCGTTTAATCTTGTCGCGTCCGTCGTATAACGTATTCGTTTATACGCTGCGGCTGTTGACAATCCTGCGGAGAATCCAGTAGCTGCTCGGGACAGTGATGTTATTGATCCTAATCTTGCGGCGGCAGCAGAGCGTGCTCTAGCCCGTTTAGATTCAGCTTACGGCGGACAAGCTGGGCTTTTGCGGGACGCGGCATTGAACTTATCCGTTACAGGTGAATGCTATCTCGTTCAGTTCCCAGAGCGTAAAGGCTCAGGCGTTAAAGAGTCATGGGATATTCGCTCAACAGACGAGTTGCAACTTGACGCAAAGAACCAATACACAATTGTTCCTCGCCGTGACGTTTTAGCGTCTGGCTCATCAGGTCCTTCACAGGGATA